GTTTTAGACAACATTAAAGCCATGATTGAACTCGAACCCGATTTGGCGTCGGTGGTGGAAGTGTTCAAAGATTCGCTGTATTGCCCGCTCTCGGGTGGCGTGCTCCGGGTGCTATCCAGCGACGGGCGTTTGGCTCACGGCCTCAACCCGACATTCTGTATTGTTGACGAAACGTGGGCACATAAGGACGGCGAACTCACCGAAGCGCTCCTATCTGGCTCGGGCGCACGCTCTCAAAGCATGTTGGTGCACATCACGACACCGGGCTCCGGCGACGACTCCTATTTGTGGAACTTGGTCGAATACGACAAACGAGTAAAAGCCCGCGAAATTGTCGACCCGACATGGTGGTCATATTGGAACCCGCCACCGGAAACAATGGCGCACGACGACCTTGCGGCGTGGCGTTTCCATCCGGCGTTCGACGATTGGATCGACGACACATATTTGCAATCTCAGGTTCTACAGTTACCCGAAGGCGAATTTAGGCGGCTTCACTTGGGGCAGTGGACAAAGGACCGCGAACAGTGGCTGAGTGCGGAACAGTTCGACGCTTGCCCGCAAGCAACTATCGAACCGGGCGACACTGACGTAGTGTTCGCCGTGGACGCCAGTTTTGCTAACGATTCGACCGTGATCGTGGCCGCAACACCCGACAAGCGTTTAACGGTTTTGCGTCTATGGGAGAAACCGATAGGTGCAGATGACTCGTGGCGAGTACCACTCGACGAAGTATCGCACCAGCTGACAGAACTCATTGAAGAATGGAAACCGCGCGCCGTGGTCTATGACCCGTTTGCACTCCAACATGCGATGCTAGTTATCGAGCAGGAAACCGGGGCGCTACTTATCGAGTACCCGCAAAGCCCGAAACGTATGGTGCCGGCGTGTTCACAATTCGCCGAACTGGTGCTGTCTCGAACCTTGTTGCATGACCATCACCCGGCGCTTTCTCGCCATGTCGCGAACTGTCACACGAAGTCTGATCGGTACGGTGTTCGGGTGACTAAAGAATCGCGCCAATCGAAGCGGCGCATAGACGCGGCGGTGGCTTCCATTATGGCCGTTGACGTTGCACTACGCTTGGAACCAGTAATAGTTCCACCGAAACCCAAGATTTTTTAATGCTCGGAACGTTTTTGCAGTTGCTCGCTTTAGGGCTCGCTGGCTATTTCGCTTTCAGTTTGGGCGGGATGGCCGCTTTGGGTCTTATTTTGTGTGCTGCTCTGATGTTTGTCGGCGTTGTTGTTGAACGGACGTTTATGTGATTACTCGACTTCTCAGGGGCCGCCGAACAGAAAACCGGGACGTGAACTTTGTTATCCCGTCTCGGGGCATGGCACCACAACCGCTCACCGGCCCGATCACGGTTAGCAACAATTCGTCGCTGACAATTCCCACGGTTTACGCATGTGTTCAGCTAATAAGCGATTCGATCGGGAGTTTGCCGTTTCACTCATACCGGGGCGGCGAAATCGTGTTACCGACGCCACCGCTCCTCGAACAACCTGACCCGAGCGCTACACGAATCGACACCATTTCGAGTCTCGTAACAAGTCTTTTGTTATCTGGGAACGCGTATTGTTTACTTGGCGACCGCGACGGTCTCGGCTATCCGCGGGTCGCGATACCGCTAAACCCTGACGCCGTGGCAGTGAACACAACACAAACCGGGGCTATCGAGTACCGGGTCAACGGTCGACCTATCCCGTTCGAAGACATCATGCACATAAGGGGCATGACACTTCCGGGCGCCGTGCAAGGTTTGGGCGTTGTGACGGCGGCTCGACGTTCGTTGGGTATCGCCATCGCCGGGGACGAAATGGCCGCCGACTTTTACACCTCCGGCGCTGTCCCTACCGGTGTTCTCCAATCCGACACCGAACTAACAAGAGAAGAAGCGAACGACCTTAAATCGTCGTTTGTGGCGGCTCACGGTGGCCGGCAACGCTCACCCGCCGTTTTGTCCGCCGGCATCAAATACCAGGCACTCCAGCTTTCACCAAAAGACCTGGAATTTGTGCAAGCCCGCGTTAACTCGGCTCGGGAAATAACGACCATGTTTAAAGTTCCGTCGCACATGTTGAACGTGCCCAGTGAGGGCGGATCTATGACATACCAGAACGTTCAGCAGGACTCGATTAACTTTGTTCGGTTCTGTCTCCGCGGTTGGTTTTCACGAATTGAGCAAGCGTTTACGCAGGAACTCCCACGCGGCCAGGTCGCACGGTTAAACGTGGATGCACTCGTTCGAGGGTCGCGCAGTGAACGATTCGCCGCCCACAAAACCGCGCTCGAAGGTGGCTGGCTTACCGTCGAAGAAATACGAGATTTAGAAAACGTGACCGCTTCGGTGGCTCACGATGACCTTTTGGGGTAAATATGTCAATCGAATACAGAGCCCTCGAAATCACCGATATCGAGATTCGCGAGGACAACGGGCAACACCACATTGTCGCATTAGTGGCACCGTTTAACGCCACGTTTGACACCGGCAAATTTGTTGAGCGTTTAGGCAAAAGCGTTTTCGATAAGTCGATTCAGGAACGGGGCCGCAACATTCCTTTAATGCATGGTCACGACCGCGAAAACATGCCGATAGGGCGCTCGGCTAGCTGGGAAAAAGACGCGATCGGTTTAGTGGCCGATTTCGAGGTAGCGCCAACGGACCGGGCACGCGAAGCGTTGAACCTCGCGAAGGACGGATACGTCACCGGGTTTAGTGTCGGGTTTGTGCCAGTACGGAACGAAGAAACGAAACACGACGGCCGGCGGCACATAACACGAGTCGAAGCGAAACTGGACCATGTCGCGTTACTCACGGCACCAACGGCGCCCGCATACGGGGAAGCTCAACTAATAGCTGCTCGGGCGTTTGACCCGGACGACAAAACCCAGGCGCCACGGTTGGCACGCTGGCGTCACTTGTTGAGCAGCGACTACCTGTAAGCGTGGCAAAACTCGTTTGTGTTTACGGTCCGCCGTGTGCTGGTAAATCCACATACGCGGCCAGAATCCGGCGCCCCGGTGACCTCGTTATAGAACGTGACCAGTTACATAGCGCAATGTCGGGCCTTGAAAGCCACAACCACACGAAACATGGCATGGCCGTCACTAACGCCGCCGTTCGGGGGATTCTTAAAGAATTGTCGTTTGTGAACACGCCGCAGCAAATCATTTTTGTAACCGGGGGCAGCACTAAACAACGCCGGCAACCGTTTGTCGACGCTGGGGCACAAATGAAACTTGTGTACGCCGACCGCTCCACATGCCGAAAAAGGGCGGAAGGTGAGCGACCTGAGGAGTGGCGCGGGTATGTCGACAAATGGCATGACGCCTACGAAGCAGACACGCGCTAAGGTTTTAGTAGAACGCCGACGACACGCCGCAACCCGCACCTGCCGTCACCTTCGCTAAACCCGAACGTGACAACAGGAGCAAAACCTATGAAACTCCTCGACCAGTTAATTGAGGAACGCGCCGAAATAAGCGCGACACAGAAAACGGTGTACGACCGCGCTGGCGAAGAATTGCGCGACCTCACCGAAGCCGAAGACAAAAACCTGGGCGACCTACAAACCCGCTCGGTTGAACTTGACGAACGTATCGAAAGTCTCAAAGACACTCTCGAACGAGAACTTAAAGCCGACACACGTAGAGCAGAGGTAAGGGCGTTGAACGCAGAGAACCCGCAAGAACCACAAGCAGTGGGCCAAGCAGTCGTCACAGACGAACCGCTCACCTACCGTTCCGACAATATCGAACACAGCTTTATACGTGACTTCATTGACTCGAACGTTTCGAAGGACGTAGCGGCAACGCAACGAATCCAACGGCACCAGAAAGAAATGGAAAACCGCGATGGAACGTCGGCGAACTTTGCGGGCCTCGTAGTTCCCCAATACCTGACAGATTTGGCGGCGCCGCTCGCTAGGGCTGGCCGGCCGTTCGCCGATCAGTGTCGGGCGTTGCAGCTGCCAGAATCGGGGCTGAGCATAAACATCAGCCGGGTAACCACCGGTTCGACCGCCGCGGTACAGAATCCGGAAAATACCGCCGTATCGGAAACCGATATTGACGACACGCTTTTAACGTCGAATATTTCGACGATTGCGTCGGCTCAGCAAATCAGCCGGCAAGCCATGGAGCGGGGAACGGGCATTGATGCGTTGGTAACTGGCGACATGATGGGCGCCATGTCCACCGTGCTTGACAACCAGCTAATTAACGGTTCGGGTGCAGCGGGGCAACTCCTCGGCATTTCACAAGTCACGGGCATTAACAGCGTTACTTATACCGACGCGACCCCAACAATCGCCGAGTTTTACCCGAAGCTCCTTGATGCTGTGCAGCAAATCAACAGCAACTTGTTTAGGGCGCCGGACCTCATTGTGATGCATCCTCGCCGTTTGGCTTGGATACAAGCCGGCGTTGACGGAAATTCGCGGCCGCTTGTGCTTCCACCAGCCAACGTCCCGCAAAACGCCATGGGCACCGGTCCAACAGCGGGCTATGGGAACACCGGTACACAAATAGCGGGTATCCCAATCGTGACGGACGCCAACATACGCACCGACCTGGGCGCTGGAACCGAAGACGCTGTCTATGTTGTTTCTCGAAACGACATGCTGCTATTCGAGGACGGCGGACCAATGTTTATGCGTATGGACGAAACAGCAGGGCTAAACCTGACGTTGACTCTTGTCGCATACTCGTACGTCGGTTTTGTTCCGGGCCGCTACCCCGTCGCCATTAGCGCGATTACAGGAACCGGACTTATTGCCCCGACGTTCTAACCCTTTGGTTAGATAATCCACAAATCGGCGGGGGTTGGTCCCACTAGGCATGGCCCGGCCCCCGCCAAGAGTGAAAGCGAACATATGCCCGACCAAACGTTGTGGGAAAAGCAAGCACCGGGGCGGTTGCAGAAACCAGCGCCAGCGGAAAAGAAAGCTCCCGCGGAAAAGAAAGCTCCCGCGAAAAAGCCGGCCGCGAAGAAATAAGTCATGGCCTACACCACTACCGCGCTAGTCAAAGCCTCTCTAGGTATTCCGTCGGGCACAACGTCCGAAGACACCTACATAGCGGCGGCTATTAGTGCAGCAGAGGACGAAATAGACAAATATTGTGGGCGAACGTTCGAACCGGCCAGCGCAGTGTCGGCTCGGGTGTATCAGCCGTCAACGAACGTGCTGGCCTATACGGACGACTTTTTTACGTTGACCGGTCTGGTAGTCAAACAGGACGACAGTAATGACGGAACCTATGGCACAACCCTGACCGTTACCACCGACTTTATTGTTATTGGTAATTCGGCTCCGTTTAATACGATTCGTTCCGTTTCGTCGCCGTTTCCGCGGTACACCACCGATAGACCAACGGTGCAAGTGACCGCGAAATGGGGCTACCAGACAGCCGTCCCCGACGCCGTACAAACCGCGGCGCTCATTCTTAGTTGTCGTTTGTTTCAACGTCGCAGCAGTCCGTTAGGCGTCATGGCTGGCGTTGTCAACGACTTTGGGCCTATGAGGGTTAGTCGTGTCGACCCGGATTACCGGGCGCTCCTGTCGGGTTACAGGCGGATCGGTGTCGCGTAGTGGCCGATTACGCCGCCATTAAGGACGGCATCAAAGTGCGTTTAGAAACCCTCGCTGACCTAGTGGCGGTGTTCGAAACGGTCCCGGATCGGGTTGTACCACCCGTCGCCGTGGTTGTCCCCGGAACACCACCGGTGGATTACAACGTGTCTATGGGCAAATCAACGAACGCCTCCCAGCTACAGCGCTTCACGTTCGAGGTTCTCATTTTGGCGCAACGCTTTTACGCAGAAACCGCTCAAGACAAACTCGACAGTTACGTTTCCGGCACCGCAAGCGTTTACGATGCGATCAGCGGAGACACTACGCTAGGCGGTACAGCATCCGACGCCAGGATCACAAGAATGTCCGACTACGGCCAAATCGTTGTCGGTGAAGGGGAATTTATGG